GTAACTACATGGACTGATAGAAGTACAAATAGTAATCATGGCACAGTAAATCCAACAGATGGAAGCGTAAAATCAATTACAATTCGTGAGGGATTAACCTCTGGAAAAGATGGATTAGGATTTCCGTTAACAAATCCAAGTAGCAATGTGTTAAGGTTAAATGGTAGTAGCGAGTATGTAGAAGTAGTTGAAACAAAAAGTTTGCAAATTGATACAGGAATAACACTTGAAGCGTGGATAAAAACATCTAACACAAGTGCTAATCAGTTTATGATAGCAAAAGACGATGGAACTCAAAGAGATTATATATTATTAACTCTTCAAACTTCTGGAAAAGTACGAGGCAGTTTTTGGGGAGGTAGTTCTGATACAGAAAAAGCATCAGATTCTACAACAAATGTATGTGATGGAAATTGGCATCATGTTGTATCTGTTTTCAAACCAAGCACATACGTTAGAACTTATGTAGATGGAAAATTAGAATCAGAAAATACAACCTCAATACACGATTATTTAGTAACAGACACAGAGCCAATAAGTATTGGTAGAAGAGGTGATAATACTTTATTGTTTAAAGGATTGATTGACGAATGTAAAGTTTATAATCGAGCTTTAACAGATGGTGGGGTTTCTGTTGGTTCGATGGCAAATGGAGAAATAAAGAAAAACTATAAACACCAAAAAGGTAAACATAAATGACTAATACATATTTAATATTAACAAAAGCAGTATATGAGGGTAAGCTACCAAGCAAACTCAAAACTGCGGATAGATTGTCTTGGAATGAGTACACTTATAAAGATATTTCTAAAAAAGCGACCAGACAAGTTGACAAATATTCGTTTTACCCATCAGAAGATAACACAAAAGCTGAAATAAAGGCTTATATGGACGATTGTAGCGTAGATTATTCATCAAGCGATACCAAGGCAGAGTTACTTGAAAAGCTCATGTTAGAGCCTCATTCTGTGCCTAAAAAAGATGAAGAGTACACATACACAGAGCAAGAAGTAGATACAACTACATTACAAGATCCAACTTGGCAAGAGTGTGCATTTAAATATGGAAAACTTGGTGCTCCAAGATGGAATAAAGACAATACAAAAGTATTAGTTAAATATGAATTGGCAATAGCAGATGGCACATTAGATGAAGTAAAAGCAGTAAGTGGTATTACAGCTCTTTCACATTCGGAATGTTTAGAAGAAATGAAAAAGGATGAATGGTCTGGTGAAAGAAAATGAGCGGAAATTATTATTTTGGTGGGTAGTAATGTTATTAATGATTTTAGGGGTTATTACAACTATAACAGGTTGTGATGGTGGTTGGTCCATCGCAGGATATGAGTTATGAGCGATGAGAAAACCTACAGGAGTTATGGTGTTAAGACATTATCTGATAATGTTGTCGTATCTGTCAATATTAGGTTTATTATTAACGTCATTGCTGCTCTCTCTATCTTTGGCTGGACAGTCTTTACTTATGAGCAGAGACTTAGATCAACTGAGTCAGCAATTATCAATCATTCACAACGACTTGATGAGCTTAAATCAATTCACGATGCAGAGATAGAAGAAATACAAGCATGGTACAAAAAATCTTTAGATATAAACCCTTTAAATATTTTTGGAAAGGATAGAAAAAAATAATGGATTTCATGGCTATATACTCAGAAGCGGGTATGATCGGTGTCGTAGGGGCTATGTTTATGTTCATGGTCTACTCGATGAACAAAAGAGGGAACGAACAAGCAGAGGCTTTGCAAAATTTAAAGGTAGAAAATAAAGGTCAGTCTGAAACATTAGAAAATATGGAAGGCATGATAATAAAGCTTATAGGGAGATGGAATTCCTCAGATGACAAATTAGACCGAAAATTTGATTCATTAAATAAAGAAATAAATGACCTAGACAATCAAGTTTCTGAAATAAAAGGAGTCATTTCAAGACTCAATGGAAAGCACTAAATGGATTCAGTAAAGACAGTTGGGGTCAACTTTTTTAGTTTAGGTGTATGGTGGATTGATATTATTCCATTTGCTTTACAGACTATAATAGGGTGTTTAACAATTTATTATTTACTATTAAAAATAAATCACATTAAGAAAGGATAAGTATGTTTGCAAAAATGATGGCCGAATGGCTTTTAGACGATGAGGTAAAGGGAGACTTAATTGGTCAGCTCAATAAAGAGATTGATATTCCATTTATTAACGAAAAAACAGAAGAAAAGCTATTAAATGCTCTCTGGAAAATTATCTGTGCAGTAATTGGTAAAAAACTAGGAGCGTAATGCCTAGGAAACGTGACCCAAGGTTAAAAAGATTCGGTCTTAAAGGTTTCAATAAACCTAAAAGAACAAGGGGTCACAAGACAAAGTCACACGTTGTTTTGGCTAAATCAGGAAGCAGAACAAAGCTAATAAGATTTGGGCAACAAGGAGCTCGAACGGCAGGCAAGCCTAGAAAGGGAGAGTCTAGCAGAATGCGAGCAAAAAGAAAATCCTTTAAAGCTAGGCATCGAAAGAATATAGCTAGAGGAAAGATGAGTGCTGCTTATTGGGCAAATAAGGTAAAATGGTAAGATTAAAAAAATAAAAAAAAGGAGAAAGAAATAATGCCAAAAGGCCCAGGAACATATGGAAAGAAAAAAGGCAGACCGCCTAAAAAAAAGAAAATGTCTAAAGGAAAGAAAAAGAAGAAATAATGCCAAGATTTGGAAGAAGGTCAAAAAGTAGACTAAAAGGGGTTAATGCAAAACTTGTTAATGTTTTAAATGAAGCTATAAAAATATACGACTTCACTATTATAGAAGGAGTTAGGACGAAAAGAAGGCAAAAACAGTTATATGACCAAGGAAAGACAAAAGTGCTTCACTCAAAGCACATGGATGGGTTTGCCGTTGATATAGCACCATATCCAGTAAATTTTGAGGATATTAAACGATTCTTTTACCTAGCAGGTATTATAAAGATTATTGGTATGCGGTTAGGTGCTAACATTCGTTGGGGTGGAGATTGGAATCAAGATCAAGTTTTTACAAGTAGGGATGTTGCTAATAAAACAGGTACTGATAGTACTCAGAATTTTAATGATTATGTTCATTTTGAGATAAAGCCATGAGCGAAGCAGAAAAAATAGAATCAGTTATAAGTGCAGTTGAAAAGCTAAAAAAGCTTGAACCTGAGATAAAATCTAATATTTTTAATAATATTACGACTATGGATTGCATCTTACTCTCTGTTATGTTGGAAATTATCAAAGCAACAGAAATCCCAAATGTAACTATAATAACAGATACTAATATTAACGATACAGATATAATAGGATTAGCGTAATGGCAACAAGATTTGAAGCATTTTGCAACACTACAACAGACCTTCAAGCAGTAATAAGCGATGTTGATAATTACGACAGAAAAAGACTATTACCAGGAAATTTCATACGCTCTAATTCAGATTCTAGTGACCCTGAATATCACTTGTATAATTTATATAATAGTGGGGATGTTAGTGGCCAATTTTATTTAGATGGTAAGGAGATGACAAAAGTTTCTGATGGTCCTAACGCAAACGGAGAATATCGCTATACGGCTTCACTTGACCTTTTAGAATACTATGAAAATGGAACCACACCAAGTACGTTAAACTCTCAGGTACTTGAGGCAGGACAGGATTGGAGCACACTTAAGACAACTGTGTGTAATGAACAGGCAGATAGAATTAGGTCTTATTTAAATAGACCAGTTTACAAAAGAAAGAAGGACACAAGCCAAGGAGCATCAGAAAGGTCTTATGATTGGATATTAATTCGCTCTAATGCTTGTCTAGCCGTTGCAGATTTAATTCGCTCTGTGGACCCTGAAAAAGCAGCAGAAATAGAATCGCAAGTGTTTGACCTTGAAGCAGGTCAGGGCTTAATGGATAAACTTAAAAGAGGAGAATATACCCTTTGGAATGAAGCATCTGCTAGAAGTCTTAGTGGGGTAGTCACAGAGGTATCTGTACATACAAATACAACAGGAGTAATTGAGGACGTAAAGCAATGGGCAACACCTAAAATAGAGTGGGACGATGTCAGAGTTGTTATTACGGCAGGGGGAACATTTAGTGCTAAAAGTGAAAATAGTACAATTAAATATAAAGTTCTTACTCAAGGTGTTAAGGGTATCGCTACGCAAGAATCTAATCCTGAGCTCATTGATGGTAATTATCAAGGCCTAGCGTATGGTTTATCAATCAGGTTTTCTGAGGGGGTCTACACAACCTCAGATGAGTGGTCTATTATTGTTCAAGGTGGTGGAGAAGATTTTGGGACCATTAAAACAGGTCAAGTCTATAGATGATAACATATTCTAATA